AAAGTCCTAGCGCACATATCTCTAAAATCTGCCCACTTCTTAATATACTGAGCCTGTTCACTAGCTGGAGTGTAATTATATAACTTCTTCCATCGAACAGTAATATCTGTACCAGCTTTGCTATAGATATAATCATTTTTCATTTTTCTTGCTCCCATATTTTTTTGATGCTTCACGATTTAAACAAACTCCACATTTCCATCTACTTGTCTTGCCAGCCTTTACCAGCTTAAAGTCCACACTCGGCCTTGCAACCTGACAACTATTGCACCATCTCCTGTCCACCATCCCAACCTTCCTTTAAATATCCAAACTCTGAAACATCGCTTACTGCTCTCAAATCTAAACACACATCGCACTTTTCTATCCATATACGATATTCATGGTTTTTAGGCCTATGAATCCCCCATTTAGCGCCACATTCGCAACAAACATTATCAGGCTGTTCCTGGGCTAGTTTCATTGAGTTGAGCCTTCATCTCGTTATAAGCGTTAGTAATAGCATCTAATGATGATTTACCTTGATGCTTCAGAGTTTGGATATTTAAAGGAAGGTTGGGATGGTGGAGAGGAAGTGGTGTGTTAGTTGTCAGACTACAAGACCAAGTGTGGACTTTAAACTTATAAGAGTTGGTAAGACAAGTCGTTGGAAATGTGGTGTTTGTTTAAATCGTGAAGCAGCAAAAAAATATGGGAGCAATAAAAATGAGAAATGATTACATCTATAGCAAAGCTGGTACAGACATTACTGTTCGCTGGAAGAAGTTATATAATTACACTCCAGCTAGTGAACAGGCTCAGTATATTAAGAAGTGGGCAGATTTTAGAGAGATGTGTGCTAGAACTTTAGACGATCTTGAGCCAACTTTTAGCAAAGAAATTGTTAATTTAAGGTTTAAACAAAAATGATTAACAAACATTGCCTAGAAGCATTTAATAATCTAGAAAAGCCTGTTTACCATCCACAAGAGTATTTTGCATTAGGATGGAACGCTGCGATAGATGCTATGTCTGCTGAGTTTGCAAAGAAGTGGGAAATGAACGAGCTTGCAGATGTACCACTAGGACAAGGCCATGTAGAACCAATATCAGATGAGGATAAAGAATGAACGACTATTCAGAAATTTACTTAGATGCAATGAAAACGCTCAAGAGCTTTTATAACTATGAGCTTAAAGATAACCATGTAGATGCAGCACAAGCAGCAATGGAGCTATCTGTAATGGCTACAAAGCTAAAGGTACTTGCAATGGAAAAGGTTAGTGCATGATTGAGCAAGGAACAGTAGAGTGGCATTTGCAACGGCTTGGAAAGGTAACAGCCAGCCGAGTTGCAGATGTTCTCTCTAAAGGCAAGTCTGGTGAGTCTGCTAGTCGTAAGAACTACAGAACAGAGTTGGTCGTTCAACGGCTTACAGGCCAGCCAGGTGAGTCTTTTACAAGCGCAGCAATGGAATGGGGTACAGCAACAGAACCACTAGCTAGGGTAGCTTATGAAGCAGAAATGGGAGTATTCGTTAATCAGGTGGCTTTTATTGACCATCCTAGTATTGCTAATTTTGGATGTAGTCCTGATGGGATTATTGATGATGGCCTGATTGAGATTAAGTGTCCTAACAGTAGTACGCATATTGAGTATCTGTCGGATAACAAACCGCCAGCAAAGTATATCCCTCAAATGCAATGCCAGATGGCAGTAACAGGGGCTAAATGGTGCGATTTCGTATCGTTTGATCCTAGGCTACCAAATGACTTGCAATTGTTTGTAGTGCGCCTTGAAAGGGATGAGGAGTATATCGAGGCAATGGAAACTGAAGTTAAGAAGTTTTTGAGTGAAGTTGAGGAAATGTTTACAAAATTGAAAGAGAGAAAATAATGGCATACGAGCCGAAAGAAGGATCAGGAAGTTTATTTAAGAATGATCGTAAGGAAAAGCCTACGCATCCAGACTATGCTGGATCAATCATGGTCAATGGCAAGGAGCATTGGCTAAGTGGCTGGATCAAAGAAGGTAAGAATGGCAAGTTCTTTAGCATTGCGATTGGCAAAGAGAAAGAGCGCAAAGATAATTTCAAAGCTGCTGGATCAGACGAGTTGCCAAGCCACGGCATAACAGATGACGATATTCCGTTCTGAGGAGAACAATATGAAAAAAGCACTATTTGTAGCCGTAACATTTATGTTACTAGGAGTTACAGGAGCATACGCTTGCCAGACTCAGACAATCATTGTCAATGGTAAGATGACTGTATGTACAGTATGTGGCAATGTAGTTAATTGCTTCTAATATAACCCCCAGAGAGATCTGCTTGTATTCCTTCACGAGGAGCGCCACCCCCTACAGATCAGGTGGCATTACTAAGAAGTTCAATCAGCAACTTCACGATAGATTCGATCCACCAGCTAGAAAGGCCGTATCTGACTGGATGAAAATGAAATGGGGCTTAGATTGTATTGCTAACCCTAATGTGTATGGAGTAGATCTAATCGCTTTAAGAGAAGGTAATCCAGTTGGTTTTGTTGAAGTTGAAGTGCGTGGCTGGGCTTATTGCCACTATCCCACCATCCATCTAGCACAGCGTAAAGATAAGCTATTTCAGCAAGATCTCCCTGTTCTATTTTTTGCACTAACTCAGGATCTAAGTCATGCGTACTGGTGTAGAGCCGATATTGCAAAGAAATACCCCTTGATAGAAGTTAAGAACTTTGAAGTTCCCAATGGAGAGTTATTCTTTGATATTCCTGTAAAGGAATTTAAGTATGTTTGCCTTACTGACCAGTTTTAGATATTTCTGTAATCCAGTCTTGTAGCGATACTAATTGCTGCGTTGTATAGGCGCAAGCAAGTTCAAGGTTGGTGGCTTTTCCATCAAGACCGATGGTGGAGTTGGGTATGCTGGACAAGCTGTTGGTACTGGACTGCTGGCGCATCCCACCATAATAAGACTTAAGAGAAGATAACTTAGCTTCATATTCAGACCTTATAGATTTGCTGATAATACTTTGTTGTTTTTTGGTTGATTCGTTGATTAGCTCTTGAGCCTTTGCTTGTGCTGCTAATTCTGTTTTAAACGCATCAAAGCGCTCTTTTTCAGCAGAGTAGCCCTTGTAGTAGCCAGCGCCAAATAAAGCGCCTACAAGCACGATTACGCCAATTATCTTTGAGAATGGGGAAATTAGGAGGCCGAGCATTTTAAGTATTCTTCCTGTCTGCGTTTAGTTAGCCCAGGAAGTCTTTTGCCTTGGAATTGATCCCATCTAAGGATTTCTTTACACGCTCCTTCATAGTCTTGTCCGTTGAGCTTTTTAACCAAAGTGCTACGGCAGAAACTACTAGAACCAATATTATAAGAAAGGCTAATGTAAGCATCGTATTCTCCTTGAGTGAGAGGCACTTTTACACATTGTTTTAGTGCGCCCTCGAATTTTTGTATATCTCTTAAAGCCACTTGGAGAGCTTTTTCTGGTGTCGTGCGATCTCCCAGCTTAACTCCAGATGTAGTTCCAAAACCAATCGTAGGTATATCTCCAGCCACGGGTAAATAAGCATCTTCTCTATATCCTTCATGCAAAGCAATTGCTACCAATGCAGTAGCAGATAAACTAATTGCAGCTATATCTTTTCTAGATATCATGTTGAGCCACAATCCTAGCAATAAAAGCAGCAGTAACAAAAAATAAAGATAGCGAAGCGAATATGTGCCTAGGTATATCTTCATGGAATAAAGGAAGCACAACTTCACATCCAGACAATACGCCAGCCATTACAATAAATCGGATAGACCATGCCTTACGGATGATCTCTTTCCAATTATCGTAAAGCCTTACCTTTTTAAAAGGTCTGTGAAGAACGCTAGAGCGATTCCTACGACTAGCCATGTTAATTTCTCAATAACACGAATAACAGAGTTTTTACCAGCATCATCTATCTCAAGTCCGTTTACTCTGGTTTCCAGTTGCTGTTGTTTTTCCTCGTACTTTTCAATACGCTTAAAAATACTCAGCATCCGTTCTTCCATACGAGCCAAGCCGACAACGGCATCAGCAAGTTTATCTAGCTTTTCCTCAATTCTGCCTAGCCGTAAGTCGCTCATAACACCCTCTTATTATGCTGGATCTACAGGAGCGTTAGGGTCTTTAGCCCATACTGCATTAGGCAAAGCAGCCAATTCTTCAATTGTTGTGCAAGCATTGATAGCAGTAATATGGTCAGCAGCAGTAGTGCGGATAGATGCTCTCCATGCAGACCAAGCAGCATCCATAGGAGTGCTAGTTTCAAATGCTTTAACTACCATCCAATCGCTAGGCAATAGGATTGCGTAAGCAGTAGTATTGGTAGCGTTTACTTCATTAGACTGGCAAGTAAACAAGTCTTTAGGAGTATTTGTGTA